GTAGACCCGCGCATCGCCGTAGACCCACGCATCGCCGGAGACCCGCGCATTGCCGTAGACCCACGCATCGCCGGAGACCCACGCATCGCCGGAGACCCGCGCATTGCCGTAGACCCACGCATCGCCGGAGACCCACGCATCGCCGGAGACCTGCGAAAGATTTTCCTCTTTCTCGATCCAACCGCCAACATCGCCAGCCATAACACCAGCCGCAGCGATTGTGACGAGTGCGCGGATTTGCCGTAGCGTTATGCCCAAGACGATTTTCGTCTCGCCAGTGAACTCGTATTTCTTGGTCATGCCGCTTTCCTTTCCTGACGACGCTCGGCCAGCCACACTTCAAGAGCGCGGGACGCTTCCTTCGGGTCGGTGATCGAGAACCAACCAAGGGCGAATTGCGCGAAGGCGTTGCGCTCGGCGACGGTAAGGTCAGCCGCGCGGCATTCGGCGTTGATGCCGAAGGCGCCGCTCACTTCACCCACTCCGCCAGACCGGCCTCGACCTTGAGCGAAGCGGTTTCGACGTCGCACTGGCGACGAATGCGCGAAACCTGACCCATCGCGTCGTGCGGGGAAATCTCGCCAGCCTTCATGCGGTCCAGAACTTCGCCCTGACGAGCGCGGAAGATCGCCTCGCGATTTTCGATGAAAGCCGTGAGAGCCTTCGCCTTCCGCATATGGAGCGGACCGCGCTGCTTGGGCTGAGGGTCGTAGAGTGCCACTTGCTTTCCTCCATCTGGCCCGCTTCTTCGCTTTCGGATCGGCGGGGTGATGGGGGATGTTTAGACGATCTAAACGATATTGGCAATGGAAAAGTTTAGCCCAACGAAACTTTTTTCACCGGGCGCGCAGAATCAATGAGTTGATGGCGATACCGATTCGCGCATCATCCTTGTTCGCAGCAATGTAGGAAATGAGAAATTCGGGATTCTAATCGTTCACGCGGTCGAAGGCCCGCCCCGCGCTTTGCAGCCACCAGAATCCAATCGCGCCGCAAATGAACACGGCGACCTTGCCCAATTCGGTCGTTGCCCGATCGAGCGAGAAGAAGAACAGGAAGATCATGCCTATCAGGATGGGCGTGAAGAAAGCGGTCGTCGCGGCCGTCAGCCGGCGAATGCTGCGCCTGGCATCGGCAAGCTCGTCCTGCAATGCTCTGATCTCGGCATCATCGGCCATTCAGGCGCTCTTTCGCTCCGGTGCGGCTCCATTATCCTTTGGGGACTCTGCCGCGATCCTTATGGCGTCCTCACGGAGCCGGCGAAGTGCCATAGCGTCATCCGGATGCATCAGCAATTCATGCGGCCTGATATTGAGATAAGCCGCCAGCTCGTTGATCGCATCGCGGGTATATTGCTGCTCGCCGCGAATCATCAAGCTGACACGGGCCTTGTTCCAATCAAGATCGCGGGCAATGTCGGCCTGCTTCTTGCGGAGCGTCGAAAGCCACTCCTTGAGATACCAATCATGAGCGGGGGCAGCCATCCAGAAAGGATAATCTCCGCGCGCAGAAAAGTCGTTTCGTCCAGCTAAACGAAAGGGGTTGTGCAGGACGTTTAGATGGTCTAAACAAACCGTCATGACGCTTGAAACCTATCTTGCTCGCCCGGACGCCATGAACCTCACCGCGCTTAGCGCGGCGATCGGCGTTACCAAGGCGCGACTATCGCAAATTCGCAGTTCCGGTGTCTGGCCTCCGCACCTTGCGCTCAAGGCCGAGGCCGCGACGAACGGCATCATGGATGCCGGCGATCTATGCCCGGTTGTGGCCGAGGCGCGAAAGACCGCCGCATGACCTTCCTCGCCCGCCTGTTCGGTCGCAAGCCGAAGCCAACGCAGCCCATCGATCGCCGCGGCTGGTCCGAGGATTGGCAGGTGGGGGATCTCGCTCAGTGCATCAGCGACAAGTGGTACCGGCAATGGGCCGAGAATCCGAAGCGAGGTGACGTGTTGCGCGTGTGCGGGCTTGTTGAAGGGATCAGCACCACGGGCGAAGACATAATCTCCGCGCTGCAGTTTGAGAGCAAGCCTGCGAACCGCTCTTGGGCGGAAAATATGTTCCAAAAAATACGCCCCGCCGAGCAATGCTTCACCGAGGCGATGCGCAACCTTCTGCGCCAACCAGTTACCCCCACCGGGCTTTCCTCGGCCGACAGCGACGGCGGCATGACTTCCCCAACGCCCTCTATCCACTCGGCGAACCTTGTCGGGGCGCTTCATAACCGCGCCCTGGCATCTTTTTCCGTTTTTCCGCATCGCTCGTCACTTGGGGCGACCGACCCGCCTTCGCAAGCGCACAAAAAATAGCGTCCCGTAACAGGATTAACGGGCGCCGATCCGTTAATTTCGATTAACCACAGGGGTTTACCAGATGGACATATTTTCGGCATCGGTGACGCTCTACGCCGCCTTGACGACGGACTCTGCGCATGAGCGAGAATGCGCATGAAGAACTCTGACCTCTTCGCGCGCTCCAAATCGCGCTACGAGCAATGGGACGCCACTGCCCAGCGCAACGCCGACATCAAGCGTCGTTACGGTGCAGGCCAGCCGGTCGAGCAGATCGCGCTTCATTACAGCCTGTCGCCCAATTTCGTGCAACGGATCGTGGGGGCGTTCGAGTGATGCGAGGACGCAAACCCAAATACTTCCCCAAGCCGGCGCCCACCAAGATCGGCAAGCGGATCGCGCTCATGGACTGCATCCTGCACCGCGATCGCTTCACTGAGGCCGACATTGAAAGCCTCGCGCGCGGGTTCGGGGAGACGTTCGATACCGTGCGCGTCATGGTCGAGGCAGAACTTGCACGGCGGGAGGCGCGTCGTGGGGCTGCTTGATGGAGCGATATTTCCCGAACATGAAAAACTGAACGAGATTATGTTCCAGCCGGGCGCCTTGCTTCGGCTGAGCGCTGAAATTGATGCACGCCGCATTTGTGACCTATGGCCCCGAGATACCCGTAAGCGCTCCAAGGCGTTTGCCGAGCAGCCCCGCAAGAACTGGCGAGGCGTTCCTCCGATCTACCGATTCTTGGCAAGTATTGACTTCGGCGGCCCGGATGAATGCTGGCCTTGGATGCGCGCTCGTAGTGTCGAAGGTTACGGCACGATATTCGTCAATGGACGGCTTATTAAGGCCACGCATATATCTCTCGAACTTGAGGGAATGTCGAGGCCGAGCCCTGAATATGGCGCGCTTCATTCTTGCGATAACCCTCCCTGTTGCAACCCCGCACATCTCCGCTGGGGGTCGCACTCAGCCAATATGAAAGACATGGTGCAGCGCGGCCGACTAAGCAGCGCTGGCCTGATTGCTTCGCATGAACGCGCCCGCAAAAGAACCCATTGCCGTCGAGGATTGCATATCCTGCCTCCATCAAGCCGACAGGATGGAAAGCGCGTCTGCCGCATTTGCGAAAAGGAGCGTCGTCGTGTTCGCGCATCTTGAAAGCGATCTATACGCCCCACCCGAATTTTTCATCGAGCCGGAGGACCGCAATCCCGCCAGCGAGGATGTGCGCCAGCGTCATGTCGTCGCCGCCTGCCGCCGCCTGGGCCTGTTCGTCGCGCATATCCCGCAGTCGGGCAAGCGCAGCGATTATGAGCGGACCAAGCTGCATCGCAACGGGGCCATAGCCGGAATACCAGACCTGCTGATCGCCTTCCCGGGCGGCGTCTATTTCGCAGAAATGAAGGATGGCAAGGGAACGCCGTCGCGCGCGCAGATCGATGTCATGAATGGCCTTGTGCGGCGCAATATCCCGTGCGGGGTGCATCGGTCGTGGGAAACGGTCGAGCAGCGGTTGGCCGAGGTCGGAGCGCCAGTTGGCAAGCGCCAATTCAATGACGAGCCGATCGAATATGCTGCAAAGCGTGTTGTCCTGCGCCTGATCGAACTCGAAACAAACCCTGCCGAGCGCAAGGCCAAGATCATGATCGCGCGCGAGGAAGGCGTGATCTCGGATGATGAAACCGCGGATATGATCCGGCGATATGCGCTGGTGTTCGCGTGAGCAGTTCGCCCGCCCGTCTTCCCTCCGCGGAATTTGAGCAGCTCGTCAAGGCGGCTAAGGACAGGCACAACCTGTCTGACATTATCGGCCGCCATACGACGCTTAAGGCCCGTGGCCGAAGCGAGAAGGTCGGGCTCTGCCCGTTCCATAATGAACGGACGCCAAGTTTCGAGGTCAATGACTCGAATGGGCAATATTACTGCCACGGCTGCGGCAAAAGCGGCGATGCTATCACCTTCTTGATGGAAGGCGAGGGCATGACGTTTCGCCAAGCCTATGAAGCCCTCGCTGGCGATGAATTCCCGGTTATCAGTGAAGAGGAGCGCGCCCGTCGCAAAGCGGAAGACGAAGAAAAAATGGCGGAGCGTATCGCCGTCGCCAAGGAGATTTGGGCAGCATCGATACCACCGAAAGGAACGCCTGCAGAAGTATATCTGCGGTCGCGCGGCATCGTCATGGACCTGCCTGAAACCGTCCGCTTTGCGATGACGCCCCGCTGGCGCAATGCTGAAACTGGCGAGGTAGGCCGCGACATTCCGGCGGTCGTTTTCGCGATGCAGGATAACAGCGACGATATTGTCGGTGTCCAATGCGTTTTCCTGGAAGATGGCGGGCGCCGGAAATATGAGCGGACGCGAGCGGACGGAACAAAGGCGAAGGCCAAACTGACGTTCGGAAAGCTCGTTGGTTCGGCGATCCGCCTTGGCCCGGTCGCCGAGCAAATCGTCTATTGCGAGGGGCCTGAGGACGGTCTGACGCTGGCGCAGTTGCTGCCGCATATGTCGGTATGGGTTTCGTGCGGAACCGCCGTCATGCCGCGCATGATTTTTCCGCGGGCAGTCCAGTCTCTCATTCTTGCCGGTGACAATAATATCGCGGGGAGAAAAGCCGTAGTCGCAGCGCGCATCGTTCACAGCAGCCAGGGGCTAAAGGTCGAAGAAGTGTTTCCGGATCCCCCTTTCAAGGACTGGAATGATCAGTTGATGGGGGTGCGGTCGTGATGGCTGATAATGTCGAGCCAATTTTGAAGAAATTCACCAATGCTGTTGAGCGCGGCGGGCGCTCGATCCAGGTCCGTCCGGACGCACTTCATATTATCGCGACCGATGCCGAACGCGCGCTTATCGCGTCCGGTGCGCCGCTGTTCGTCCGCGGCGGCATCGTCAAGCCTGTCCTCGATGAAATGCCGGCAGCGCATGGTCGAAAGACCAAGGTCGCGCGGTTGTGCGAAGTCGATGCGGACTGCCTCACTGATCACATGTCGCGCGCGGCGAGCTGGATGAAATTCAATGCCCGCAAGAACGATTGGGTTCCTACCGATCCGCCGCGCAATGTCGCGCAGACGGTTCTCAGCCGCGATGGTGAATGGGAATTCCAGAGGCTCGCCGGGGTTATCACAACGCCGACCCTGAGGCCCGATGGCACCATTCTGTCAGAAGCCGGATATGACGAGGCGACGCAGCTTCTTTTGCTTGAGCCCCCGTCGCTGCCACCGATTCCGGATAAGCCGACCCGCGATGATGGGCTGCGAGCCATTGAAACGCTCGGGATGCTTCTTGAGGGTTTCCCCTTCGCGAATGAGGCAAGCCGGTCGGCGGCATTTTCCGCTTTGATCACTACGGTTGTTCGCGGGGCTCTATCGGCCGTGCCTATGCACGCCACGACGGCGCCGGTTGCCGGGTCCGGCAAGAGCTATATCATCGACGTTTCAGCCGGTCTTGGCCTTGGCGATTATGCGCCGGTCATCACGGCGGGCCGCACCGAAGAGGAGACGGAGAAGCGCCTTGTGTCGGCGCTGCTGAACGGACAAGCCGTCATCTCTATTGACAATGTGAACGGAGAGCTTGGCGGAGATTTGCTCTGCCAGATGATCGAACGCCCGATCGTTTCCGTCCGCCCGCTTGGATCATCGAAACTCGTCAAGGTCGAAAACCGCGCCTGCGTCTTCGCGACGGGCAACAATATCCGCCTCGTCGGCGACATGACGCGCCGCGTCATCCTATGCACCCTCGACCCAAAGACCGAACGGCCAGAGCTGCGGCAATTCAAATCCGACCCGTTCGCGCTGGTGATGGCGAACCGCGGCAAGTTCATCGCGGCGGCTCTGACCGTCTGCCGCTCTTATGCCGTCGCCGGCTATCCGAACCAGTGCCGCCCGCTGGCATCATTCGAAGACTGGAGCAAGGTCGTGCGATCCGCCCTCGTCTGGCTCGGTCTTGTCGACCCAGCGGAGACGATGGAGCAGGCCCGCGCGGATGACCCGGAAACCGCCTCCCTACGTTCCCTTCTCCGCGCCTGGCGCAACGAATTCATTGGAGAATATGTCACCACTGGACGGGCGATCGAGCGATCGAAGGACAATTACAACGGTCAGTATACCGCGCCCGATTTGCACCACGCCATGCAGGGCGTTGCCGAAACGAAGGGCGTGCTGTCCGCGATCAGGCTTGGCAAGTTTTTGGCGAGCAAAAAAGGAAGAATTATCGATGGCTTACGCTTCGTAGATTCCGAGGACAGCCACTCGAAACAGAAGGTTTGGTCCGTTGAAGAGGTATGAAATCTTGCGGGAGATGCGGGAGGTTGCGGGGAGTGTTTCAGCCCCCGCGCGGAATTTGGCAGCCAAATCGCGTGGGGTAGGGGAATCTTTACCCGCATCTACCCGCATCTCCCGCAAAGGATAGGATAATGAAAAAGGCTATTGAACGAGGACCAATCATTCTTCGATTGGCTGGCAAAGGACTGTCTAATGTCCAGATCGCCAAGGAGCTTGGCTTAAGCCGTGACCGAGTCTTGGCTTGCAAGCGGGAGTATCGCGCATTTCTCGCCAAGGGGGATCAATCATGACCGGTCGCGTCGGAAAGCCTACCGCCTACAAGGGCGTCAACTTTCGTTCGCGCCTTGAAGCGCGGTGGGCTGCCATGGGCGCACCGTTCATGATCGTCAATGATGTTTCCAGAGCATCGATCAGCTTCAATACCCAAGCCATAGGCCACCTGTACGATCATCGTGATGGTGACGATGATAATGCGCTGCTCTTTGCTCCCGGCAAGAAGCGCCACGGTCTTGAATATGATTTTGCCGGGGAGTTTGGTTCTTGGTCTGGATGGCTGACCGGCGCCTATGACGGCAATGCGTTGTTTGAAGCAACGCTCCTCGATAGCGCGGAAGTCTTCTCGCTTTGGTCTCGCGCGGGAAACGCGATCCAGTGGAAGCCGAAATCCCCATGACCGTCCAGAAACTCCACCTCGACCTGATCGACTTCCGCCGCGGCAAGATCACGCTCGACGATCTGCGCGCCCTGTTCCCGACGTGGAAGGTGGACAAGGAATACGCGAAGGCCTGTGTCGCGATCGCCAAGGCATCACCCCTCAAGACCGGAGCCAGTGCATGAACAAGGGCCGCCCTCCTGCTACCCGTGCTCGCGTCCTGACCTATTGGCGCAAGCATGGGCCTGTGCCTGTTCGCCAGGTCTGCCGTGCGCTTGGAACGGAGCGGTCATGGACGCGCCGGACGCTGAAAATGCTTGCCAGCCGCGGCGAGATATTTTTGCCCCCGTCCCAAGCATGATTTTATGCTGTAACTGGCCTGCCCATGACTGCGGGCCGTCCAAGCACCTATTCGGAAGAATTCTGCGATATGGTCGTCGAAACGATGGGCACTGGCCTGTCGCTCACGGCGTTCGCTGGCGGGATAGGCCAGCTACTGTACTATCACGCGCTGGTGAGTGCCTACTGGGGCGTCAAGGTGGACGCGCTGCTTCTAGCGGCTCCCCAATTGCCTCCGCTGATCCTTGAAAGCATCGCCTTGGCAACCGCGCCAGTGCGCTTCCTCAAGCGAGATGCGGATGACCACCTCAGCGGATTGGTGCCTCGCTATGGCTGAGGTTGGCCGCCCCTCCGACTATGATCCGAAGTTCGCCGATCAGGCTCGCAAGCTGTGCGAGCTCGGTGCGACCGACATCGAATTGGCCGATTTTTTCGAGGTCAACGTGTCGACGATATACCGCTGGCGTAATCAGCATTCGGAATTTTGCGAGGCGGCCAAGGTAGGAAAGGCTGCCTGCGACGACCGCGTCGAGCGCAGCCTTTACCAGCGGGCGGTCGGTTACACCTTCGAGAGCGAGAAGGTTTTCCAGTTCCAAGGGCAGATCGTCCGCGCAGATACCCGCGAGCATGTGCCGCCTGACGCCAGCGCGGCCCTCAACTGGCTCAAGAACCGCCGCAGCGACGATTGGCGAGACAAGCGCGAGGTTGAGCATAGCGGCGGAATCGAGACGACCACCAAGGAGCAGCGTGACGCCGCGGTGGCAGCAGCGACGAGGGCCGATACTTGACCGCCGCCCATGCCCTCACCGCCGAGGATTACGCCTTCTCGCGCCTGATCTCCTATGCCGCCTATCAGTGGCCGAGCTATCAGGACGCGCCGCACCATCGTCTGATCGCTCGTCACCTCGAAATGGTCGAGCGCGGCGAGATCACTCGGCTGATGATCACCATGCCGCCCCGCCACGGCAAATCAATGCTGGCGAGCGAGTTTTTTCCGGCGTGGTATATGGGACGCAACCCTGACCACTACGTCGTCACCGCGACCTATGCGCAGGAACTGGCGGACGACTTCGGGCGCAAGGTCAAGAACCAGATCGAGGACGAAAGCTTTCAGGCGATATTCCCCGGCGTTGGGCTGGCCGATGACAGCAAAAGCGCCAAGCGTTTCCATATCGAGGGCGCGAGCGGGGGCTATGAGCACACGACGAAGCAGCGGGGGGCGTTTTATGCGGTCGGCGTAGGTGGGCCGCTGACGGGGCGCGGCGCCCACCTGCTGCTGATCGATGACCCGGTGAAGAACCGCGAAGATGCCGAATCTGAGGTGATCCGCAAGAAAACCAAGGATTGGTACACATCGACGGCCTACACTCGCCTCATGCCTGGCGGGCGCATCGTCATCATTCAAACCCGTTGGCACGAAGATGACCTGTCGGGATGGCTGCAAAGCGATCATGGCCACGAAAATTGGACCATCCTCAATCTCCCGGCGATCGACGACGACGGCAATGCGCTGTGGCCTGAGCAATACCCTGTCGAGGCGCTGGAACGCATCAAGCGCGCGCTTCCACCGCGGGATTGGTCGGCTCTCTACCAGCAGCGTCCCGCCCCTGAGACGGGCGATTATTTCAAGTCCGACTGGCTTATCCCGGTCGATCATATCCCGCCGCGCGACCAGCTCGCCGTCTATGGCGCGTCTGACTATGCCGTGACCGCGAACGGCGGCGATTACACCGTTCATGTCGTCGTCGGTGTGGACAGCGAGGGCAAGCTCTATCTGCTCGACCTGTGGCGCGAACAGGCGGCGTCGAATGTCTGGGTCGACAGTTTCTGCGCGTTGGTGCGCAAATGGCATCCGATCGGCTGGGCAGAGGAAACCGGACAAATCAAGAGCGGCGTCGGCCCGTTCCTCATCAAGCAGATGGTCGAGACGGGAAGCTACACCGCGCGCGAGCAATTCCCGACGCGCGGCGACAAGGCCATTCGTGCGCAGTCGATCCGCGGCCGCATGGCGCTCCAAGGTCTGCGCTATCCCCGCAACGCGCCGTGGTTCACGGATCTCAAGAACGAGATGATGAGCTTTCCGGTCGGGGTGCATGACGATCAGGTCGATGCGCTCGGCCTCGTCGGCCAACTGCTCGATCGCATGATGATGGGCGACCGTCCGAAAGAGGAACGCAAGATTCCCGCCGCCGCCCCGCGCGTGGTTGCTGACGGCGTTATCGCTCCCCCGCTCAGGATGAAACGATGACCGACGAAGACGAAACCTTCGAGGGCGAAACAAAGTCGTCGAAAGCGATCCTGACGGCCATTCGCAAGGCTGAGGACACGTTTCGCGAGTGGCAGACGACGTGCCAGGTCATCGATGAGATTTACAGCCTCGAAGGCGACACGCTGCGCTCGTTCGTCGATGGCTATGACTGGCGCGACAGCGAGCTTGACCTGTTCTGGTCGTCGTTCGAGGTGATGAAACCGGCGATCTATGCCCGACCGCCGCAGCCCGTCGTCTCGCCGCTGTTCAAGGACGGAAAGCCGGTCAACACGACGACGGCCGAACTGCTCGAACGATGCGCCATTTCGGTGTTCAAGCGCACCAACATCAACGACATCATGACGCACACCCGCGACGACCTGCTTTTCGCGGGCCGCGGCGCACTGTGGGTCCGGCATGAGGTCGAGGACGAAGGCCACGAGATTTGCGTCGAGCACAAGGACCGGCTCGATTTTCTTCACGAGCCCGCGCGCAAATGGTGCGAGGTTGGATGGGTAGCGGCGGCATCGTGGATGACGAAGCGCGAGATGCGCAAGCGTTTCAGCAAGGCCAGCGGCGATGCATATCAGGGCGCGAGCTTCACCAAGCGGCGCGACCGCGAAGATTATGAGGCGGAATCGCGCGCGAACACGCCCAAGGCCAAGGTCTGGGAGGTCTGGCACAAAGCCGAGGGTAAGGTATTCTGGGTCACGGAAGGCGTTGATGTTTACCTCGACAGCGGGGAGCCGCACCTCAAGCTTAACGGCTTCTTCCCGTGCCCGCGCCCGGCCTATGCTACGCTCCGCCGCCGCAGCCTGATTCCCGTTCCCGATTGGGAGCGCTACTCCGTCCATTTCAGCAAGATCAGCGAACTGACGCGGCGCATCTACTCGCTGCTCGACAAGGTTCGCATGAAGGGCCTGATCCCCGCCGGCGGTGACGTTGGCGATGCGGTCGAGCAACTCATTCGCTCGGACGTGGACGATAGCATGTTGGTACCCGTCCCGCAGGCAGCGATGATGCAGGACGCCACCGGTTTCGTGCAATGGCTCCCGCTCAACGAACTGGCGCAGGCCATTCAGGGGCTTATCGAAGCGCGCGCAACACTGATCCAGAACTTCTACGAACTGTCCGGCATCTCCGACATCATGCGCGGCGCAACCGATGCTGACGAGACGCTCGGCGCCCAGCAGCTCAAGTCGCAATATGGCTCTGTCCGGGTTCGCGAGAAAAGCACTGAATTGCAGCGCGTGGCCGCCGATGCTGTGGCGATCGCGGCGGAGATCATCGCCGAGAAATTCCCGCAGCAGCAAATGCTCGACATGTCGCAGATGGAAATTCCGACCAAGGCGAGCATCGAAAAGCGCATCAAGGAGGTCGAGAAAGCCGCCGAAGCCGAGATCAAGGCGATGGCGGACAAGGTGCGCGAGAACGCCGCCCAGATGGACCCGCAGCAGGCTCAGCAGGCCGTGCAGCAGGCTCAGCAGCAGATTCTCGCGAAATACGGCCCGATGCTGCAAGAGGCGCAGAACCAGGTGCCGATCGAAGATGTCGTCGCGCTGCTTCGCGATGACCGCGCGCGCAATTTCATCTTCGAGATCGAGAGCAGCAGCACGATCCTGACCGATGAATTGCAGGAAAAGCAGTCGCGTAACGAATTCCTGTCGCAATTCTCGGCGGCATCGCAATCGCTGATGGGGCTCGCCAGCATGGGCGAAAGCGGCGCAAAGCTCGCCGGCGCCATGATGAAGTTCGTGCTCGCACCATATCGTGCGGGCCGCGATCTCGACGGGGCGATCGAGGAATTCATCGACCAGGCGCCGCAGATGGCAGCCGCGGCCGCGCAGGGACAGGGTGATAGTCAAGAGCTGATCGCCGCGCAGAACAAGCTCGCCGAGGCCGAGCAGATGAAGGCGCAGGCCGCGATGGAGAAGGTGCAGGCCGATTCTGCCGCGAAGGAAGCGGAATCGCAGCGCAAGATCATGGAGATGCAGGTCAAGGCCGCGGAATCGCAGCGCAAGGCCGACATGGAACTCGAAAAGCTACGCCAGCAGGCGGAGAACAACGCCGTCGCTGCCGAAAAGGCGCAGGCCGAGATCGACAAGCTGCGCGCGGACACGATCAAGGCGCTATCCGACGCCGGGGTCGCGATCAACAATCAGGCGCTCGACGAATTCAAGAGCCTCAAAGAGATCGAATTCCGCGCCGCGGACCAGAGCATGGGCGCGCAGCAGCAGCAAATCGACAATGAGCGCGCCGATGCCGAACTCGAAGGCATGGACGACGACGCAGGCGAGATGGACGACGCCGAGGAAGGCGCGCCTGTCCTTACCGAAGTCGAGACGGGCGGCATTGCCGTGACGCTTACCGAAGGTGCGACCCCCGTCATCATCGAGCACCTTCCCACACCATAGGAGCACTACAATGGCTGACGCACGACGACTGATCGAACTGGGCATGACGCCCGAACTGGCATCCGAACTGGTTGCGCAGATCACGGCGGTTTCCGCTGCGATCCCGACCGATGCCGACATTGCCGACGCGATCGCGAGCAAGACCGAGATCGCAGCCCTTACCGGCAGCAGCACCGCGGCGAACATCGTGACGGCGTTGCAGGCATGACCGCGCGCAAGAAGGCACCGGCGAAAAAGCCGGCCAAGAAGGCAGCGCCGCGCGAGCACAAGACGCCTGAACGCTCGGCGGCGGAGCAATCCGCTTATGAGCAGGGCCGCAAGGCACGCATGTCGGGCATCAGCGATCGCGAAAGCCCGCACCGAAAGGGCAGCTTGCGCGACCACTGGCTCGATGGCTGGAACGCGGAGACTGGCTTCTGATGCCGCTCTACGACTTCGCCTGCGATGGGGGCCACCGTTTCGAGCGCTTCGTGCCGTTGGCGCAGTTTGGCGATGCCCAGACTTGCGCGTGCGGCGCGGGCGCTTGGCGGCTGGTTTCCGCTCCGATGGTGGTTTCTGACTGCATCGCCCCGCGCATGGGGGCTGACGGCAGGCTGCACGACAGTCTCGCCTCCTATCGCCACAGCCTGACGCCGGAAGGCAACAAGAAGGGCGAGCGATATTTCGAGCTTGGCCACAACGAAGAACTGCCGAGTAAGACCTACGATTACGACCAGAAACAGCGCCGGGATGACATTCGCGCTGCCATGGCGGACGTGCGGAATGGGAACGTCCCCCAACCCGTTTTTCTGGAGGACTGAACATGGACACGCTTTCGACGACTATTGACACCGATCCCGGGCCGAGCGCGGCAGGCGCAGGCGCTCCGAAGATTTCTGAGCCGGCGCCGATCCCTTCGGCGCGCGACGACATCGACGCGGCGCTGAAAGAGATGGACGCGCCCAAGGTCGAGGAAAAGCCTGAGGCGGAAGCCAAGGACGAACCGAAAGCGGACCCGGCGCCCAAGGACGACGCCAAGGCGGAAAAGGAGCCGGCCAAGACCGAGGAGAAGCCGGAAGCCAAGACCGAGGCGAAGGACGACGCCGAAGTCGCAGCGGAACCGGACGACGCCGCCGCCAAGGATGGCGAGCAGAAGGAAGGCAAGTCGCGCCATCCCGACGCGCCTGCCAATTTCCTCCCCCGCGCGAAGGAGCTTTGGCGCAACACGCCGAACGAGGTGAAGGCCGAAGTCAATCGCGTGCTGTCGGAGGCCGAAAAGGCGACCGAGGCATACAAGCGCTACGACGACCTGCGCGAATTCGACGAGCTGGCGAAAAGCAATGGCCGCGACCTTCGCGAGAGCCTGTTGAAGCTGAATCACATCGAAAACACGATGCAGCAGAATCCGATCGCGGCGCTCAATGCTATCCTGGCCGAAGTCGGTCCGCGTAAGGCTGACGGGCAGCCGATCAACATCATGGAAGTCGCGCAATTCCTCTCGCAGCAGGGACCGCAGGGCTATCAGCAGATCATGCAGCGGAGCCAGCAGCAGGAAATGCAGGCCCGCGGCGACAGCGAGGTCGAGAGCCTGCGCGCCGAGATCGAACGCATGAAGGCGGAAGCTGCGGCGCGCGAGATTATCGAGCCTTTCGCCGCGAAAAATCCCAGATATCGGGAATTGGAGGAAGATATTGCGTTTTTTCTCCAGTCTGGTAAGGTTCCGGCAGGCCTGAGCCCGTCCGATCGGCTCGCGGTGGCTTACGACATGGCTGCGCGGATCAATCCGCCCTCGAATGTCAGCCCGGCGATCCCTTCCGAGCCTGCCCCTGATCGCCGCGCTGACGCAGACTTCGGCGGCTCCACCAAATCCATCAAGTCATCGCCCGGTTCCGTGGCGGAAGATGTCGATTCGGTAGCCGCTGGCGGCGAGAGTATCGAAGATTCGATCCGCAAGGAATTGAGGCGCATGAAAGCCTAGGAGCTTCGTCATGTCGATCAATCCCGATCGCAATTATGGGCAGCTTTTGACTGCTGCCACGGCTCGCCGGTCCAAGGTGATCCAGGACATCGTTTACAACGCAACCCCGCTCACCCGCATCCTGCGCGATCAGGGCCGCATCAAGGTCAAGCGCGCCGGCGGCCCCGAGCTTCGCATCCCGGTCGAATTCGACAAGCTGCAAGCGCAGTGGTTCACCGGCTACGACAAGATCGAGATCACCCCGAAAGAGCTTCTCAACTCGGCGGTGTTCAACTGGTCGCGCGTCGTCGGCATGTTCTCGCTGAACGGCACCGAACTGCTCTATACGAGCGGCGAGGAGGAAGTCGTCGACCTGATGGCGTTCTATATGGACGCTGCGGAAAAGTCGGTGAAGGAGGAATTCGAAACCTCCATGGTCGGTGACGGCACCGGCGCTGGTGGCCGTCAGATGATCGGCCTCGGCGGCGCAATCCCCATCACGCCGAACACCGGCATCTATGGCGGCGTCGATCGTGGCAGCGTTGCCAACTGGCGCACGAGCACCTTCGATATCACCAACGGCGATGTGTCGCCCTACACCACGTGGGACAGCACGACCGCGCGGCCGATCATCGAATATATCTCGCTCGCCCGCTCGCGTAACGGCCGCTATGCCGACTTCCTGATCGCCGACGCCAACGCCTATGCGCCGATCTCGGCTTCGTTCGTGGCGCACCAGCGCCTCGCTTCGGAGCGTCTTGCGCGTCTCGGCTTCGCTGGCCTGACCTATATGACGCCGGCTGGTCCGGTCGATATCGTGGCGGCGGGCGGCATCGGCAACGTCATGCCTGCAGACACCGTGATCGGCGTCGATACCGAGGGGCTTTCGCTCTACGAATTCCCCGGTCAGTCGTTCGTGCCGTTCCATCCCGGAAACGGGATGCGGCCGATCAACCAGGACGCGATCGCGCAGGGCATCGTCTGGTCGGGGCAGCTCGTCCTTGAGAACCCGCTGTTCTCGTATCGCATCCTCACCAACGAATAAGGAGCAGGGCAATGACTTCCCCTTTCCGCATGAATCCCAGCCTCGGCCCCAATCTTCACCAGGTCGTGAAGAAGGATCAGGTCTGGTATGAAGGCGCTGGCCGCGGTGCGGCTGGCGCTGGCCAGATCGGCAGCCCGCAGGTCGGCGACACCGCTTTCGGCGACAATGGCCGCGAGTATATCTTCGTCGAGGCGTCGGGCTCGATCACCGTTGCATCGTCACCTGGAACGCAGGTAGCGCTCACGGTCAACGGCCCCGACGACATCACCGCTGCGGCTGGTTCGGGCGGCTTCTACGCTCCGCACACCGGCTTCTACAGCGGCACGATCGTCGCCGGCGACCGGTTCTGGGCTGCCAAGGGCACGGCACCCTGATGATCGAGGGGGCGGGGAAACTCGCCCCTTCGTCTATTTCGAGGAGGAAAAATTAATGACACGCATGGCTATCATCGACGACCGCGAGATTACCGTCACGCCGGTTTTCAAGGTGATCGAGATCGAGAATGTCCCGAAGTCCGAAAAGGCCGGTTTCCCGGTCATGGAGGTCAAGGAGATGGTCGAGGTCCGTTTCGCCGGGTCGAAGAATTATTCGCCGGTATTTCCCGCGCACGCGATGTGGCAGCGCGACCCGAAGAACGGCAACCGCGTCATCACCTATGCCGAGCGCTGGGCGGACCAGTATCGCGCCTTCAAGGAAGGCAACCCGCAAGAGGCGATGGGGACGCCGCTTGAAATGCTGCGCCAATATGGCGTGACGCCGGAGCAGCTTTCGCTCTGCCGCGCCGTGAAGGTCTATTCGATCGAGGCGCTCGACAAGATGCAGAGCCCCGAAGCGGTAAAGTCGCTGGGCATGCACGCGAACAAGCTGCGGGAGGCAGCGCGCGCCTTCCTTTCGAGCCAGAACAGCAACGCGGCGGCGCTCGACGAGATCGCTGCGCTGCGGGCCGAGATCGCCGCGCTCAAAGCCGCCGGCGCATCGACGCCGCCCGCCGAAGAAGCAACCCCCGCCGAGATCGCGCAGGCGGAACAGGCGGCGAATGAATCCTATGCGGCGCTGAGCGATGACGACCTGAAAGAGCGCATCAAAACACTCACCGGTTCGCGCCCCGCGGGCAATCCGAAGCGCGACACGCTAGAACGCATGGTAGCGGAGCTTGAAGCGGCGTGACCATCCTGACGGCCCTGCAATCCGCTGCGATCCGGCTGATCGGTGAACGCCCCTCGGTGTTCTTCGGTTCGTCGGAGCAGATGCATATCGAACTTTGCGACCTCGTCAACGAGGTGGCGAACGATATCGTCGATTTTGCGGATTGGCAGGGCCTGACGAAACTGGCGCAGATCAATGGCGATGGCACGACGACCGAATTCTCGCTTCCGCCCGATTATTCGCGCCAGTTGCTCCATGCCGACATCCAGGACACGAACAGTTGGCTTTGGGGGTATTGCCGCGTCACCGACATCAACGATTTCACTTATTGGCGCGATCGCGGCTTCACCGGCTTCCCCGGATGCTGGATCATCTATCAGGACCAGATTCACTTCTCTCCCGCCCCGTCCGATGGGACGACCGCAACCTATCCCTATATCTCGAACCAATATGCCGTTTCGGGGGACACGCTCGAACCCAAGGCGGAATTCGACGCCGACACGGACACGTTCAAGCTCAATGAGCGTCTCTTGACGCTTGGCCTCGTCTGGCGCTGGCGCGAGATGAAGAAGATGGACTTTAGCGGCGATCAGGAGGCTTTCATGCTGTCCCTTTCGGAATCGGCCGCGAAGGACAAGGGCTCGCGCATCTATCGAAGCGGGCGCCGGTCGCCCATGCGCGGGACATATCTGGCATGGCCTTGGCAGTTGGGACCGGCATAAATGTATGGCCGCACCCTGCAGCGCCCGACGCAGCGCAAATCGCAGATCAGGAAGATCCCGGCGCCGATGGCTGGCTGGATCAGCAACCGTGCGCTTGCCGTCCCGCATGGGCAGGATGGAAAGGCAACGCAAGGCGCGGCCATCCTCGACAATTTCATTCCGCGCGCGACGAGCGTCATGCTTCGCCGCGGCAAGCGCCGGCATTGCACGCTCGGCAACGGGACCGAGGACGCAAAGGCGCTGTTCTCCTATAATTCCGGCCCGAACCGCAAATTGTTCGGCGCCACCGACACGACGATTTACGACATCACCGATGTTGAATTTGCGACCGATGCTGAACTGGCGACAGAAGGAGGGGACGCTCTTGCCGACGAAAACGGCGATGTTTTCGGATGGTCGTCCACGCAATTCCTGAGCGTTATGGGCGCATTCACCAGCGGCGATTGGTCGGTCGTGCAATTCGCCTCTTCGGGGGGGATTTTCCTGATCGGGGTGAATGGCAGCGATACCGGATTCATCTACGATGGCGCGGTTTTCTATCCCTATGTCGAGGGCGGGATTCAGGTTCTTTCCTATGACGCAGAGGTCGCGCCGTTTACGGTCGGCGATACGGTCACGGGCGGCACATCCGGGGCGACCGGGACCATCTGGGCGATCGAGGACTTGGGCGGCGGCGAGGGCGTGCTCTATATCTACGAAGTCACCGGAGGCCCGTTTCAGGACGATGAGACGCTGACCGATGGCGATGGCGGGGAAGCGACCGCGAACGGCGCAGAAAGCGACTATCTGCCTGGCATAGCTTTTGACGCGGGCATCACGTCCGCCGACATGTCTTTCGTCTGGACCTACAAGAATCGCCTCTATTTCGTGCAGAAAGACACGATGGATGCTTGGTATCTCGACGTTGACAGCGTGGGCGGGGACGCGACGAAATTCCCCATGGCCGGGATATTTGCAATCGGTGGCTCGCTTCTGTTTGGCCAGCGCTGGTCTCTTTCTTCGGGAGGAGATGGCGGCCTATCCGAACAAAATGCCTTCGTGTCATCGGAGGGCGAGGTCGTCATCTTCCAAGGTCTGTCGCCCGACGACACGGCTACATGGTCGCAAGTCGGCGTCTACCGTGTCGGAAAGCCCTTGGGGAAAAATGCATTCATCCGCGGCGCTGGCGATATCGCGATTGCAACGTCGATCGGTCTTGTCCCGCTGTCGAAGGCGATCGAGCTTGACCTGACTGCGCTCAATGTCGCGAGTATCTCCTATCCGATCGCCGATGCATGGAGCAACGCCGTCGATCAGCGCGGGCTTGAGCAATGGCACGGCGAGGTGTGGCCGGAACAGAAAATCGCAGCCTTTGCGCCGCCGACTGGTCTTTCTGGCCTTCCTCCGGTGCTGTTTATCTCGAATACCGAAACCGGAGCATGGGCGCGCTTCACTGGATGGGATGTGCGCTGCATGGAGGTTTTCGAGGGGCGTCTGTTCTTCGGATCGACCGAAGGCGGCGTTTTCCTCGCCAATGAAACCGGCGCCGATGATGGCTTGCCCTATACCGGCGCAGTCGTGCCACTGTTCGACGACTTCGGCGCGCCTGGTTCGCGCAAGGTTCCGCGGATCGGGCGCTATATCACGCGGGCTTCGGCTCAGGTTTCGGTGCGCGTGTCATGGCAAGGCGATTACAGCGAGACTCTTCCCGCTGCACCGAGCGCAACGCCGATCATCGCAGGATCGACGTGGGGATCGGGCATCTGGGGGCAGTCGCAATGGGTCGAAAGCCTCCCGCGCTTCCTGAATGATGGATGGCAATCTATCGGCGGCAGCGGCTACACTGGCTCGCTCGCCTATCAGGTAACAAGCGCAGCGGACCAGCCATTGGACGACGAAATCATTTCGGCAGAGGTCACATATGAAGTGACGGAGATCGCCGGGTGATCGTCGATGGGGAGGGCGTTGCCCGCTTCGTTTCCGAACGCCTCGGCTTTCCTATTACGCCGCCCTACACGACGATGGGCCTCGAAAAAGACGGCGCGCTTGTGGCCGGCGTCATCTTCCATTGCTGGGAGGGTAAATCCGTCCATGTGACGATCGCAGGGGAAGGATGGACGCGCGGCTTTATCCGCGAGGTCGGGCGCTATGTTTTCGGCCAACTCGGCTGTTCGCGCATGACCGTTACGACGCCCCATCCCAAAGTTGTCGACTATGCGATCCGGCTCGGCGGCAAGGTCGAAGGCGTGTTGCGGGACCAATATGGCGAGGGGCTGGATGCTACGCTGATCGGGATAATTGCCAAGGAATGGCGCTATTGACCGAATAAAGGGATTCTGGCATAGTCCCGGTATCTGGTGCGGCTGGACCTACTTCGCGCACGTCCCGAGTAGGTCCGCGAGTGAAAAGCCCTCAAGCCCCCGATCCCGTAGCCACGGCGCAGGCGCAATCGCAGTATAATCAGAATACCGCGGTCACGCAGCAGCTTCTCAACATGACCGATCAGGTCAACCCGTGGGGGAGTGTCACCTATTCGCCCAACGGTTCGACCTCGTTCATGGGCGCGGATGGCAAGAACTACACGGTCCCGCGCTACACCCAGACCACGACATTCACGCCCGAACAGCAGGCGATTTTCGACGCATCGCAGCAGGCCGAGACGAACATCGCCAATCTCGCGTCGGAGCAGTCCGCCAAACTGCAAGACTATCTGAACACGCCGTTCGAGTTCAATAATCAGGACGCGGAAAAATGGGCGTGGGACTTGGCGAGCCCGCGCATTCTCCAGCAGCAGGACCGCAATGATGCTTTGCTGCGCACCCGGCTCATCAACGCCGGCCTCCGCCCCGGAAGCGCCGGCTGGGATGCTGAAATGCAGCGTCTCACCAATGCGAACAGCGACCAGCTCAACCAACTGGCGCTGACCGGACGCCAACAGGCCTTTTCCGAGGCCCTCGCGACCCGCAACCAGCCGATCAACGAAATCACGGCGCTACTTTCTGGCAGCCAGGTATCGAACCCGGCGAGCATGTCGAGCGCGACCCCGCAAACCAGCGTCGGAGGCGTCGATTATTCGGGCCTCGTGCAGCAGAATTACCAGAACAAGCTCGCCGCCTATCAGTCGGGCATGGGCGGCCTGTTCGGTCTCGCCGGTTCGCTCGGAAGCGCCGCGATCATGTCCGACCGGCGCCTCAAGACCGAGATCAAGCGCGTCGGCACGCTCGACAATGGCCTGCCGGTCTATTCCTATCGCTACAAGGCGGGCGGCGCCACGCATCTGGGCCTCATGGCCGATGAAGTCGAAAAGCTGCATCCCGAAGCGGTCGTCGAGGGCCATAACGGCTTCAAGGCCGTGCGCTATGCGGAGGCGGTTCTATGATCGGCGCGCTTCCTCCCGGCGCGATCATCGCGGCGCAGCTTGCACAGCCTCAGCAGCAGCCCTTCACATGGGGTCAGGGCGGTCGCCGACTGACGCCGGAAGATATCGCGCGCGAACGCCAATTGGCTGCGCAGATGACGCAGGTCGATTATTCGCCCGTCGCATCGCCGTGGCAGGGCCTCGCGCGCGTGTCCGAGAATGTCATCGGTGCGCTTCGCGAACGCAAGGCCGACAAGGCGGCGCAGAGCAATACGGACTATAGCGCGCAGATCGCGCAGTCCCTCTTGAATCCGAGCGGCACCCCTTCCGGCTCGGCGCCCGCCGGTGCGAATCCTCCCGCGTCGGCGGGCAACCTCTACGGCATCCTAAGCGACCCTTATGCGAGCGATAGCGTCAAGGCGATCGCGCAGATGCAGCTTGAGAACCAGCAGAAGGTTGCGATGAAGCAACTTGAATGGGCGAACCGCGAACAGCCGGAGATCGTGCAGCTATCGAACATCGCCAACGATCCGACGCAGCCCGCATATGCCCGCAAGGCAGCGCAGGACCGCATCACGACGCTGAACGACCCGCTGGCGATCATTCCCGACCTCGGCGGACAAGGAACCTATGTCGGCCCGCGTTCCGGCATCGCGGGGGCGCTGGGCGGCGGTGGGACACCCGACACGCTTCCGCCCGACTTCTTCGATGACCCGCCGCCCGCGTCAGCCGCACCGCAGGCGCCGAACATGATCGACCAAGCGGGTTTCAAGGTCATCTCGGAAGCCCTTGGCGGTGAGAAAGAGGCGCGCGCGTTCATGCAGCGCAATGGCCTGACGCTGGGAGGTCGATAATGGAGACGCGCGAATATAATGGCGTGACCTATCAGCACAGCGGTCCCGGCCAGCCTTGGGTACGCGTCGGCGGCGCTCAGGGTGGGCGGATCATTCCGAAGAGCGCGACGACGCAGATGAAGGAAGGCGCCGACGCTCGCGGTGCCGAAGCCGACGCCCAGATCAAGAGCGCTCAGGCCCCTTACGCAGATCGTGTTGCCGCGGCCGAAGCAAGGGCCGCAGCGGCTGAGGCGGCGCTGAAAGAGCAGCAGGCAGCGGCAGCGGCGATGGACAACGCCAACACCGCGCCGCCCGTAACCCCGGAAGTCCGACAGGCCCGCCGCACCTTGCAGGGCGATAATGTCCTGTCCGCGATCGATGATGCGCGGGGTAACATCGACTGGTCGAGCACGGGAAATCTTCTCGGCTCCAATGCATTCGGCCATGTCCCGATCATCGGGCAGCAGAACACCGATCTTGGTGGTTCGCTTGACACGATCAGGGCGAATCTTTCTTTCGACCGCCTGACGCAGATGCGCGAAGAGTCAAAAACTGGCGGCGCGTTGGGGTCTGTCACTGAAAATGAATTGAAGCTGCTTAGTTCAGCCGTCGCATCTCTGGACCAACGTCAGAGCGAGGATAAACTGCGCAAGAACCTTGCGCGCATCGAAGAGCATTATCGCCGCTCGATGGCGCTCATGGCTGGCGAGAATCCGGACCAGCCCGACGTAGCGCAGAAATACGGCCTAAACGTTGCTGGCGCCAAACCACCCGCGATTGGCGGAGGGCAGGCGCCTTCTGGCGGCGGCGGGAATAACCCTCCCGCGACACCGATGGGAGAGCCGCCGCTCGGGGGTGGCGATGCTGTCCTTTCGTCGGAGGGAAAGGCTGTCGAAGATCCCGCTCTTGCCGGCGTCAATGCGACGGTTGCGGCGATGTTCCAGCGCGGAAATTCAGCCGAGGAAGTGCGCGCTTATCTCAACAGCGTGCGCCCCGGTTTGGGTGACAAGGCGGTTGGCGTCGAGGATGCTGTCGCTTGGGCGAAGAAGAATCCCGGCAAGCAAATCCCTGTCGACCTTGAACGTATCTGGGAGCCAGCGAACGGGGTGATGAAGGCGATCGGTGATGCGGCGTTGTGGGAAGCACCCGGCGGCTTCTCCCCCGGTTCCGCTTTGATCGGGGCTGGCGACATTCTTTCATTTGGCACGCTGGATAATCTTTCGGCGAACCCTGACATGGCGCGCGCGGTGATGACCGGCGTACAGGAGCGCAATCCCGGCTCCTATCTCGCGGGACAGATCGGCGGCGGGGTGCTGAGCGGGGTCGGCGCAGAGGCGGCGCTGGGCCGGGCAGGCTTGGGCGCCGTGGGTCGCGCGCGGGCAGGAGATTTGCTGCTCGGCACCGGCTATGGCGCTGGCTCGGCGGACGATCCCAACCAGTCTCGCATCGCTGGCGGTGCATGGGGCGGGCTTTTCGGGCTTGCTGGCGGCGCTGCTGGTCGCGGCACCGCTCGTGCTACTGGTCGCGCCGTTGCTGGCGTTACCGATAGCGCTCGTCGCCGCCTTGCCGATTCCAATGTTCGCCTTACTGTCGGCCAATTGCTTGGCGGGACCACGCAGGCCGTCGAGGATCGTCTCGCAGGCCTTCCTCTCGTCGGCGATCGTATTCGAGCGATGCGCGGGGAGGGCCTATCTGACTTCAATCGGGCCGCGTTCGACGAGGCGCTTGCTCCGATCGGCGCGACGACGAAGGGCGTGACGGGTGAGGCTGGCATCGATCTCGCTCGGCAGGCGCGCAGACAAGCCTATCGCGATGCACTCGATCCAGTGAACGTGTCCGCTGATGCTCCGTTCATCAACGACATGACGGCGGCGATCGCGGCGGGTCGCGAGCTTCCCGATCCGATGCGATCGGGGCTCGAATATACGCTTCCGACGCGCGTGGGGCAGGCTTTCGACAATCAGGGCAATCTCAGCGGCCGCGATTTCCAGCAGTCGATCCGCGGACTTCGCCAAGATGCGCGGGCAGTCGCCAATCAGCCCTATGGCTATGATTTCGGCGACGTTACCGGGCAGGCTGAAAATGCGCTCGAAGGGCTGTTGCAGCGCCAGCAACCGGACGCTCTACCCGCCTATCGTTCTGCAAACGAGGCGAACCGCAACATCGAGGTTCTGCGCGATGCTGTTGTCCGCGCTCGCAATGGCGCGCGGTCAAACGAGCCCGGCATGTTTATGCCGTCGCAGCTTATCGACGCATCGACCGCCAATGCGCGCCGCTTCGGAAACACGGCAGGAACGACCCAGCAGCCGCTTTATGAATTGTCGCGGGCGGGGCAGGAAGTCTTGCCCTCGCGCGTCCCTGATAGCGGCACGGCTGGGCGTCTGACCATCCCGCTCCTGCTCAGCGGCGGTGCTGGTTATGCCAACGCTGACGAAGGTCAAGGCCTCGAAGGAGCGGGGAGCGGCGCCATGCTTGGTGCAGCGGCAACGGCGCTGCTTGCCGGCCCCTATGCGAGCCGGACGAGCCGAGCGGTCATCACGCGCGCTCTGCTGGCCGATCGCAACCCGACCGTGCGCGCTATCGGTGAGGAAATTATCGCGAGGGACCGGATCGCAGGTCTTCTAGCAGCACCTGCGGCCGTGTCGCAGTTGGGAGGGCCGTAGCCATGGCTTTGCGCTGCTGCTTCCGTTCCTTCCGCTTGTCGAGCCAATACAGCACGATGCCCTTGCAGAAGGTGACGATGAAAATCGTTTCGCCTGTCGTCATCGCCCCCACCTACACGAAAAAGGAGGCTTAGCCAATGCCTCGCGCATCAAAGTCCTGCGGCAGTGCGCTTTCTCATCTTTTCGCGGTGGCAGGTCCGGCAATTACGCCAGCCCTCTGGCGTAATCCTTGTATTCTCTGGCGTCCATTCATGGCCGTGAGCGCAATGGGTCTTTGCAAGCTGCTTGGCACGACTGGCAATGACGCCTTTCGTCCAACCCCGCCCTGTCGCTCGCCGTTTCGGAGAAATCACCTCATCGAGAGAAAGCCCCAACGCCGCCCTGCTCATGATGGTGTCTGTTTTCAGGCCCGAGCGCTCGGAAAGTTCGGAGGCGATGTAGCTGACCCCGCCTATCACCGCGATTCTCGTCTGTCGACGATTGCGCTGCTGCTCACATCGCGTCGCCCAACGGCAATTGTCGGGAAAGTAGCCCTTGTCGTTATCAATGCGATCAATCGAATGTCCGGGTGGCCGCGGACCCATATCGGCTTTGAAGTTTGCAAAACTATGAAGCCAGCGCTCGCATATCTCGATGCCGCGACCTCCATAGTCATCAAACTGTTTTGCTCGCGGATTCAAGCATCTGCGCTTTATTCCTTGCCACACGTTGTAGATTGGATCGGGGTTCTTGAACGGCATGTGGCGACGTTAACACCTGATGCCTCGCGGCACAAGCGGAGTAAGGACAATTCCTAGGGCCTCAGACGGATCGTACAGTCTCCCCAGCGGCTCTCTCGTCTCGGTCGGCGAGGATATCGTGCCGTCGCAGCACAATCCGCCGCTCCAGGACATCGCGCAGGCAATTTCGGGCAGCCTGTCACGCGATGGCCAAGGCGGGATGCGGACAAATCTCAACATGGGCGGGTTCCGTGTCACCAATCTGGCACCGGGAACGCAGCCAACCGACGCCGCGACGGTATCGCAGCTTTCGGCATCGACTGGCGCTCCCATTGGTGCGGTAATGGATTACGCGGGATCGTCCGCGCCGACTGGATGGCTGATTTGCGCAGGGCAGGCATTGAGCCGGACCACTTACGCTGCCTTGTTCGCGGTCATTGGAACCACATATGGCGCGCCCGATGCCTCGACGTTCAATCTGCCCGATTTGCGCGGGCGTGTCGTTGCCGGACGCGATGTCGATCAGGGCGGTTATGCGGGTCGGCTATCGACTCCGAACAGCCAGACGCTTGGAGCTAGCGGAGGCGCGCAGGATATGACGCTGACCGAAGCCCAAATGCCTGCGCATACTCACAACCTGTCGGGAAGCACTAATAGCGCAGGCGCTCACACTCATACTTATCAAAGGGCTAACGGGATTAGCGGCGCCTCTGGCGCGGGGGAATCGCTCAGTTCATCGACCACTTCCACCACCAGTTCTGCTGGGGATCACGCGCACACACTTTCCGGGACGGCTGCATCCACTGGTGGCGGGCAAGCACACCCCAACGTGCAGCCGACAATCATCCTGACCAAGATCATCAAAGCGAGCAACAGCTAATGGCACAGATTCTCCCGCGCGACCTTCCTGCTGCCGGGTCGGTCAATACCAGTTCCGCAATCATCATCGACGATGGCAGCGGGGTCAAGAAAGCCACGCCGGCGCAGCTCGTGTCGTCTGGATTTCCTGTCGCATCGCAGGCCGAGGCAGAGGCGGGCGTAGTCAGCGATAAGGCGATGACGCCGCAGCGGGTATCGCAGGCGATCGATGCGCTTGGGGTGTCTCAGGCGGTGCTCGCCTCTTCCTCTGGCGGGGAGATGGTTGGCGTCAAGCGCAGCGAACCCAGCACTGTCTCGGCGACCGCCAAGACCCTGTTCGAGCAAACAGTCTCGGCAAGGGACTGGGGCGTTAGTGGACTTTCCACCTCGTCCGATATTGCGAAGCTACAAGCTGCCGTAGACGAGGCTCCGCTTGGCTCTACGCTACTGCTTCCCGGCGGGGTCATCTTTTCCGATGGCCTCTCTATCACGCGCCACATCAACATCAGAGGGGAGAATGGGGCCACAATTCTAGGAGTGGGGACCAACCCCGCCATCAATCTTGTGGACGTTCGTATCGCTCCGGGAGAGACGCTTGAAGGCAGCAGCAATTCCATGCTGTTCACCAATTTCCGGGCAGAAGTGGCGCTGGGCTATACGGCAAAGTCCACCCTGAACGTTGAGAGCCAGTCCGGGGTTGACGCGGCGCAGCTTAACTATAGCTTCATCGGTGGTCGCATTGCCGGTCGGGACGATCAAGCGGAAGCCGCGCTGCGGATCGCTGGGATGACCTCGCAAATGCACACCTTCCAAGGCATGGATATTGTCAACGGCGTCCTGTTGGACGGCTGCGCGGATGCTTGCCGACTTATCGGAAACAACATCGGCGGTCTGCGCACCGGCATCAAGGTCAACGTCGTCGCTGGGGCGTTCAACACGCTTATCCGCGATAACGTCATCACCTCGACCAACGGCGCGATCCATATCATCGGGGGCAGCCGCGTGATCATCCTTAACAACCAGATTGAGCAAATCGGCACCAATGGACACCCCGACGAGGCGCACATCATCCTTGAGGCGCTGACCTACTCGCTCCGGGATATCGAGATCGCTGGCAACAACTTCGGCGGCGGGGCGCTGGAACACAGCATTGTGATGAAGACAAGCGGCGGGCGAACGATAGAGGGCGTCAAGGTCGGCACCAACACGTGGGGCAAGACCACGGACGAAGACATGATGATTGCCGATAGCGGCGTGAAGCACACTTACCTTGCTGCGGTCCAAAACTTCCGCGGAGATCGGGGCGGGGGTGGCTTCACCGTCTATCCCGCCTACTCTTCCAATACGCTGGATGTAAACGACCTTCTCACCGTGAACGACGGAGGCGTAGGGACGCGGCGGGTCCGGAATAATGCACAGGCACTCGGTGGCTCGTCCTCTACGGCCCTGCAAAACAGCTGGACCTGCGCGGCATCGATGTATGCCCAGATCATCGATGATGAGGTAAGGTTCAGCGGGTATGCTGACGGGCCATCGTCGGCGCAGAACGCGGTCCAGATTGCAACCCTCCCTGCCGGAATGCGCCCGCAAGTAGAGGAGATTTTCGAACTTCCCGGCTATGATGTGGGAACGGGGGCAAGGGTCGCGGCGCTGTGTCAAGTGCAGACCGATGGCGACATCATCATGACGCGGGCCTCGTCCACGAACAGCGTCCGCATCGGCCTCGCCCCCCTTAGATTCGTTGCCGCGCGCACCGGCTATGATCCCGGGTACTGAAATGACGAACCCTACCGACCCCGGCAACGCCGCCATGGTCCGTCTTATCGCTTGGCGACGGTGACACCGGCATGACAAACGAACACGCTGATACAGCTAAGCACATCGCGGACTTTCTTTCTCTTTCTGTTGTCGTGGGGGTGCCACCGGAATGACCCACGCCGACACCATCTTCCTGATCGCGGCGCCGCTGGTCGTCGCGATCATGGTGGTCATCATCTGGCGGGAGCTGCGGCGATGACCCAGCAAACCGATATGCACACACTAGCCGTAAAGGTCGGGGAAATTAGCGGGCAACTTCGCGAAATGATTCATCGTCAGTCGAACATGGAGCAGAAACTCGACGGGCTGGTAGAGCGAGGCTTCAAGAGCGCCACCACCGACGACATTGAGAAGCTGACGCGCCGGATCGAGGCGCTGGAAGCCGAAAAGAACCGCAACGACGGCGCGAAGGGGGTCTTCGCGAGCATTCTCAAATCTCCGGTTGCCGCATGGGTAGCTGCGATTGTCGCGGCAGTCTTTGGCGCCATCAAAGGGGGATATCTGGAATGAAACCGCTCGAAAAAGTGCGCGGCGCGATACCAGCCCATGAGCATACCGGAGTGATGATAATGAAACTGATCCCGAACTGGAAAAGCATGTGGCGGGCATGGTCAGTGCGCCTCAATGCGCTCGGCCTGACGATCCTCGCATGGTTCGCCATCGATCCGGTGAGCCTGCTTGCTGTGTGGAATATGATGCCGCCCGCGGTCCATGACATCATCCCGACTCAATTCCTGTCCGGCGTGGGCGCGCTCCTGTTCGCCCTGTCGATGATCGCGCGGCTTGTGAAGCAGCCGAAGATGGAGGCGAAAAATGGCGAAGCAGCCTGACAAGATTCAGCCGATGGAGGCGCCGAAGTCGGGGCCGGGCGCAAGGGGTGTCATGGGCGGCGCCATCGCTGCGGCTGTGCTGATCGCCACCCCGTTCATTGCCAAGTGGGAGGGCAAGTCGAACGACCCCTATTTCGATCTGGCGCACGTCCAGACCGTGTGCTTCGGCGAGACGCGCGTCCAAATGCGCCGCTATACCGATGCCGAGTGCAATGCGATGCTTGCGAAGGCGGTTGAAGGTTTCGCCCGTCCGGTTGCCGCATCGACGCCCACAATCGCGAACAGGCCGTATCAGCTCGCCGCGGCAAGCAGCTTCGCCTACAATGTCGGCAATGGCGCCTATCAATCCAGTTCGGCGCGGCGGCTGTTCCTCGCGGGGAATTTCAAGGCCGCCTGCCAAGCATTCGGAGCATGGAACAAGGCGACCGTCTCGGCCACTCGCGCGCGTCAACTGGTCGCAAATGGCGAGCGGTGCGTGCGGAAGCCAGGCGGCTCGTATCTCTGCACCATAAAGGGCCTGACCCGCCGCCGAGCCGCTGAAACGCAGCTTTGCCTGACGGGGCTCAACTGATGCTCGCCTACCTCAAGTCCGCGATCGGCATCGCCACGCTCCTGACCATCGCCGCGCTCACCGCATGGGGGATGCGCGTGGACAGCCTTCGCGGCGGCTACAAGGCCAAGCTCGAAGCCGTCGTCCTCGCCGTGGTCGATATTGGCGAGCCCAAGCCGTCCTTCGATAAGCTGCCCGATACGGTGCACAAGATCGACGGCGACCGCAAGGCGCTCAGGAAAGAGCGCGACGACGCCTTGGCCGTGGTCGATCTGCAATCGAGCAGCATCACGAAACTGGAACAGGAAGGGATCGAGGCGGCCGAGCGCGCTGCGGCGAACCGCAAACTGTTCGAGGAAACCAAGCGCCAGCGTGACGCTTGGATCCAGCGCGCCCGCGCCGCCGAAACCCGCACCGAACGCCTATCCGCCGAAGAGGAGCTACGAGAATGCGAAGCCGTATTGGATTCCTTGCGCTTGCGGGGCTTTTGATCGCGGGCTGCGCGGGACAGACGCCGGAGCCGCGCGTCGTCCTCAAGCCCGTTCCCGTGGCAACGCCGGTGGGCTGCGTCGTGGGCCGTCCTTCCGAGCCGCAATCGCTGCTGGAGCGGGTTCCTGACGAGACGTGGGACGCTCTGGCGCCAGGTGCAAAGGCCCGTGCCGTCGAAGCGCAGGCCGGTGAGCGCATGAACTATGCCGATGCGCTGAAGGCCGCGACGTCGGGGTGCAAGGACGCGCCGGACTAAGCCCACCCCATAACCCAAACAAACACCCCGACGACCATAACGAGGCCCATTCCCCAAGCCATAACCCTACCGCGTTTGATGAGGGGGTTCATTGGCTGGCCAGTTTCTCGCGTAGGATGCGCGCCATCTCAGGATGGCATACGATCGATCCGTCTGGCATCTGGCGGAAATTGGGATCGGGTTTGGTGTAGTAGCGGATATTCTGCTTGAAGCCGCGTTTCCGTCGCCGCGCGGCTCGGCCATGAGAGTGAACGCCGCTCCAATCCTCGAACGGGCCGATGACTAGAAAGTCGCTCTCAACAATTCTGATTCCTGAAAACGTGCCGAGCATGTCACTCTCCTTCCTGCACCTTGGGTGATAGGGCTGCGCGGGCTTGGTTCGTCCAATGCGCCGGGACGTTAGACTTGCCCATGTGGCTGTCGTGGTCATCGACTGCCGTACCAAGCAGTTCCTCCAGCCTCTCCACGCGCTGCCGTAGGGATTGGATTTCGTCGGCTGCTTCTTTCTCACATTTGCTGCGCCAAGGGGTTCCCGGGTTCATTTTCGCATAATCCCGCAGGACATTCTCAATCCTTATGCGTTGTTCGCTCATTCACCCTCTCCTGTGTCGGGAGCCTTGGCGGCACTTCTCCACGCGCCGAGGCGTTCGATGCTGTCGTTTTTCCAAGTTTCAGCGTCCGGGTCAGCCATCTGCCGCGCCCACATGGGGTGGCATGGCGCGACAGGATAGATAGTGCCGTCCGGCCCTCCTTCGTGCGCCTCGTCGATATCGATAAGCACGCCATTGACGCATTCCACGTCCTGGCCAAAGCGCCCGTCAAAGAAGCCGCCGCGACAATGTTTGCAGTTCGCGCCCATCACGCCCCTCCGCGCTTGTGCTGGGATAGGGTGCCAAGAAAGTATGCTGCCGCAAAGGGAGCGGCGATGGCCGCAAGCAATAAGCCAATCGGCCATAGCACGGCGACAGGCACAGGGCCGACGAGATCGTTCTCCCGGAAATACGCCCCCCAACGGCCTTGCGCGAAAAGGGCTGCGAGGATCAACCCGAAGTAGACGTAAATAAATATCTCGAACATCGTCACGCCCCTCCCGCATCTGCTTGAGCGACGGACAGGACATGCTCGTTATGGTTGCGGATAGCCCCCAAAATCGATCCGCTTCCCGGCCCCATATAGCCGCAGTCCATTTCGCACTCGACGTGCTGCCAGCCGTTCTCGTATTTATAGACCTCCATCGTGTCCGACTGGCCGCACTTCGGGCATGGCTTGATCTTCGGATAGGTCATTTAGCCCCTCCCGCATCGTCGGTGGCGCGGAGCGCGGCGCGGGCAATGCCTTTGATGTGATTCGGATCATTGGCCAGTTGGAACGCAACTGCTCCGTCAAGCCGCCTACCTCGCTCATCCGCATATCTACGTAGTGCCGCGATAGGGTCGCAAATATCTTCCAAGGCTGTTTGCAGTGCCGTTGAACGCGTCAGATTAAGGGCGGCGGTGAACTCGTCAAGCGGCATCCATTCGGTCGGGGCGCTGGGCCAGACCCACCCGCTATGATCGATAGGCAAGCGGTCGCATCTATCGGCGTAGTGCACTATGCGCACCGCCGAATATCCTGGAGCGGTGCAGCGTGCCACAAACCACGTGCCGTCCAAAGGCATACTGGCGAACCGGCCTATTGGTCGCCAACGCATCGCCAGCTTCTCTGCTATTCCGGCATCATCCTCCCCCGCCCCGCTGCGGCCCTCGCCAGACTGGGCGGTGAGGCGGGCGATGGTTTCGCGCTCGAACTTGGCGAAGGCGAGGGTCGCGTCATGGTCGTCATATTCGCCATCGCGGATAAGATCGGCCACTTGGCCTATGCCATCATCGCCAAGTAGGCATCCGACCTCGTGGAGCAAATCCGCCGCCGCGTTCCGCGCCGGCTGCGTCACTTCACTGGTCATGCTGATTGCTCCTTGAGGTGGGCGCGCAAAGCACGAACGAGATGGAAGCTCGCCGTTGCTTCAAGACCGCAGTTTTGATCGGCGCGCGCTCCGCACCGGCTGCATTTTTCGTGCGGCGCGTATACGGCGCCATTCTGCGGATTGTTGATCGGGCATGGGGAAATCGCCTCGTCATATTCGGCAAGGGCCAGCGCGATCATCTCCTGCGTTCCCTCAGCCATTGTTCGTCTCCTTGAGATAGGCGCGGGATTTCAGAGCCGCGGCGCATAGAGCTAGGGCGGGGGTGGCGGCGCGTGTCCATTTCACTGGTCCATCAGCTTGGCACATGGCATCGAAGAAGCTTTCGTCTCCGGCCATGTTGAGCGCCCAGAAGTGACCTTCCGGCACCAAGGTCAGAGCGGCGTCTATGGATGCAGTGTAATAAGGGCAGAGGCACTCATGACCGACGCGAATCGTGTTTTTCAATCCCACGGCCATGCCGATCTTCTCGTCCAACTCCCGATCCGGCCCGCTCGCCGCCTCTATTCGTTCTATTAGATCATTCATGGGGGTGTCCTGATTGGGGTTGGGCGCATGGCCTTCGGCCACCGCGCTCTCGCCTTCGGCCGAGCCGGTTCCCGTCTCGTCGGCTGCCGCCGCTTCGATCGCTTGCGCGGGACGCCAGCGTTGATCCGGCGGTAGGTAGTCAGATACGCCGCCGAGCGCCTTTTCGAGTTCGCGCAGAGCTAAGTTCGCGCTTTCAATGTCTTTCGGCATTTCCACCCAAGCCCAAGCGACCATGACCCGCCCCCATCGTCTTTCGCTATGGAACGGGCGGAAGGTTTGGCCGCAAATCTTTCGCCGCTCTCCGGCATTGGGGTGCCTCCATTGCACGCTGTGAAGCTGCGCACCGAAGCCTGGCTGAAACGTGTAGAGTTCGCCATTAAGCCAATAGAAGCGATTGTCCCAGCGCGGTGAACGAAAGCCGTGGCCGCTCCCGAAGATGCGGTGGTCGATGCTGAGAGTGGTCATGCCACACCTCCCGCGTTAGCGATGCCAGCTATGCCAGAGACCGAAGGGCTCGGCTGCGAAGCAGTGGCGGCGCGGGCCGCAGGCAACGCCATATCCCCTTTATCCTCCATCATCATGCTACGTCCTTTCTGTTGGGGGAGGGGGAAGCGGCATCCAATGCGATACCAAGTCGCTGACGCCCCAAATGTCGTTCAGGGGCTCATCCGCGAACACCCACCAATCCTCTTTCGCTGACCACTTGGCCGGGAACGGATATTTCCACAGCGGCGATATGCTGGTGAGCAGGACAACGCTGCCATCCCTCGGAGCGCTCTCGATCGGCAACCACTCGCCCATCACGCTTCTCCTGTGGCACGAGCGATGGCGGCGTCGAGTTCGACAATCGCGGGGTGTTCATCGGGGCACTCGAAACCGAGGTGGTCGAGCGCGCTCCAGAGGGCTTGCCGCGCACTTTCTCCGGCCTTGAGCAGATCAGGTGCCGCCGCTATCAGGCGGGCGCGAGAAAGCTGGCTCAGCTTTGCGAAAGCGGTCAAATCACGGTCAAAGTTCAGACCGAAAACGACTTGATCGACCTTGCACCCGTCTGGGCGCATCGGGCCTATCCAGAGCATGTTTTCGGTCTGCTCGACTCCCCACGGCGTATGCCCCTCTTGTTCGGTAGCCATTACATGTTCCTTTCGTTGGTGGGGGTGAACAGATCAGGCTCATCACAGACAATCTGCGCCACGCACGCGTCCTGCTCCATCTCGACGGCCCGTTCGGCAATTCGCTCATTGTCACGGCGCCATTGGGCATCTTTCTCGGCGTCGAGAGTTCCATTTTCGAGGTGGAATGCTTTTTCAGCGAGGCGCTGGCGTTCCTTCTCGCAATAGGCAGAAAACACTAAGTGAGCCTCGGCCTGCTTGATGAAAGATGAGCGCAGTTTTGGCGTCATTACCGGTCGTGGATTGATTGCCGGATTGCCGTTATGCTCAGCAAGGTTTCGGATAAATTCCGCGTCCGCCTTCCACGTTTCACCATGATGAAAAAGCCGCTCTTCAATCCGGCGCAATTCCATCATTACGGAATCAAGGGTTGGCAGGCTCCCCGGCCACGAACGCGCCACAGCAGAGTTGCGCACCCGCTCACCCACGACGTTCCTCCAATGCGGGAGGGGTGGCCTTTGCAAGCGTATCGCGCATCGACTTGACTTGTGCCGTGCCGCTGAGCGCCGGAAACGCGCTGAGCAGCTTGACGGCGTATTGAAGCTGGCGGGACAATTCGGGTGCCGCTGCCATGAGGACAGCCGTCCTGACCGCATCTGCGCGATCCAAACGGACGCGGGCCAATTCCCTGTGGCCGTCATCGATGCTGATATAGCCGATATGCGAGTCCATGATGCCGGTGTCGCCCAAGATGGCTTCCCAGGGCCCCACAGAATCCGAGCGCGTATTTGAATCAACTGGCATGGGGGGTGTCCTTTGTGGTGAGGGGGTCATGCTGCCAGCTTCGGATAGTGCGCCCAGAGCGCAGCAAGTGACGAAGCCGCATCGAAGTGGCTGATGAATACGCCGCCCATCTCGATCCAGCGATGACGATATTGCGGCCAGTCATCAATCAGCACGTCGCCGGGCTTGGCATGGTCGCGCTTTTCAGCGCTGCGGCAAGTGATGACCGGGACGCCGGGGAAGTGGCGCTTTGCCCATGCGACCTTCTGGCCCTGCGCCCAATTGCCGCGCGGGCATCCGGTGAGGATCGTTGGGTTAAGGTGCGCCACGCCATCATACAGCGCCATCGCGTCGGGCATTAGCGGCAACGAGCCGTAGAAGTCGGTTTGCGTTTCCAGTTCGCGCCAGAATTGCGCGGAGCCAACTTTCGCTTCGTAAGAGCGAGGTGGCATACCCCACAACGTCTCGCCTGCAGCGTCGAAGTCCGCGAGGACTCCATCGCAATCCAAAAAAATATGGGGTATCGTGGCGTCAGGCATAGCGCATCTCCGTTGCGTTCATGTCCAGGGCGGCGTTCCGTTGGCGCGGAATTGCCGCCCGAATTGTTTTCCACCAAGACGCCAAGCTATTGACGATAAAGGCGGCGGTTTTGCCTCGCGACGGATCGAAAACCGCGCGATTGGTGGATTCTATCTTAACCGACACTTCA